CTGAGGGAAATTTAAAAATTACTCAAAGTTCTTCTTGGGCAGGTGCTAAAGCAACAATGGGTGTTTCAACAGGAAAATGGTATTGGGAAGTTAAATTAACAGGAACAATGTCAGATCATCATCATGGTGTTCAACAAGAAAATGTTAATGAAACTGCACAAAATCCACAAAATACAACAGGAACAACAGTTTTTTATAATCATGATGGTGGAGAAATGAAAAGTGATTCAACAGCTACAACTGCTGACTATGGAACTTTTTCTGATGGAGATATTATGGGATTAGCTTTAGATATGGATGCTGGAAGTTATGGTCAAATTACTATTTATAAAAATGGAAGTGCGATAGTAAGTAATTTTAATTTATCTTCTTCAAGCACTACAGTAATGCCTTTTGCATCTATTGGAAACTCTACGGCAGAATATAATTTTGGTTCTCCATCTTTTGCAATCTCATCTGGTAATAGTGATGGTAATGGATATGGTAATTTTGAATACAGCGTTCCATCAGGATTTTACAGCTTATGTACTAAAAACTTAGCGGAGTATGGATAATGGCTTATACAACTATAGATAATCCAGGAAAATATTTTCAAGTTTTAACTTGGACAGGAAATGATGCAACAAGCAGAGCATTAACTTTTGGTGGCGAAGATAGTTTACAACCCGATTTAGTATGGACAAAAATAAGAACACAAAACTATAGTCATACTATTTTTGATTCAACTCGTGGAGTTACAAAAGTTTTTTTTCCTAACGAAACTGGGAAAGAAGAAACATCGCCATCACAAGGATTTTTAACTTCATTTGATAGCGATGGTTTTACTGTAGAAGATGGTTCAAGTGCTATTCTTAATTTTAATGGAAATAATGAAAAGTATGTTTCTTTTTGTTGGAAAGAGACTGCTGATGCTGGCATGGATATTACAACTTATACAGGGAATGGAAGTTCTAGTAGAACAGTATCACATTCTCTTTCAGCGGTTCCAGCTTGGCACTTAATAAAAGAAAGGTCTCCAAATGATGAATTTACTTTTGTTTATCATAAATCAATAGGTAATACAGGTGGTATGTATTTAACATCAACTGCGGCGGCTTATGACAATGTTGGTGGTTATAATGACACAGATCCAACAAGTTCAGTAGTTACTTTAGGAGACTCAGGTGGAATAAACACAAATAGTTCTACATATATAATGTATTTATGGACTGATAAACAAGGATACTCTAAGTCAGGAAAATTTGAGGGCAATAATAATGCAGACGGAAGTTTCGTATATCTTGGCTTCAAACCCGCATGGGTTATGATTAAAGATATGGATAGTCAAGGCACAGTAGGTGGTTCTGTTGCTACTAGCTGGGGAATTTGGGATAGTAAAAGAATGCCAAATAATCCAGCAGGAAATCCACTATGGGCAAATAAAAGTTCTAATGAAACTATAAGAGGTAATGGTTCAAGTGCAAATACAGGTGGCTCTGATGGTAATGGATTAGGTGGTTTTATTTTTATTGATATGTTGTCCAATGGCTTTAAGTGTAGAACAGGAACAGCAGAACTTAACGGTTCTAATACCTATGTGTACATGGCTTTCGCAGAATCTCCATTTGTAAATTCTAAAGGTGTACCTAACAACGCAAGATAGGAGTTAATTATGCAATTATCAAAACATTTTTCTTTAGAAGAAATGGAACGTTCACAAACAGCACAACGTCTAGGAATTAAAAACAAAGCTGGTAGTGGAGAGATTAAAAATTTAGGTGATCTTTGTTATAATGTTCTTGAACCATGCAGAGCAAAGTTTGGTAAACCAATTCGTATAAGTTCAGGTTATCGTTCAGAAGAATTATGCGTAGCCATAGGTTCAAAAAAAACTAGTCAACATGCACTGGGTATGGCGGTCGATATGGAGGTTCCATCAGAAAGTAATTTAAAGGTCGCACTTTGGATTCAAAATAACGTAGACTTTGATCAGCTCATCTTAGAATATTATACAGGTGAGGCTAACTCTGGTTGGATTCATGTAAGCTATCATGAGGGAAGTAATAGAAAACAAGTCTTAACATTTGACGGAAAATCTTATACAAATGGATTACCAGAAGCTAAATGGTCTGGTGGAAAACTTACAAACTAATAGGAGAATATTATGCCTTATCACTATGGACATGGAAAAGATAAAAAAAGAAAAAACAAGCCTAGAAAAAGTAAAATGGGTAAAAAGAAAAAAAGATAATGGTTAAAGTAGCATCTATAAAAAACATTATCAAAGGACTAAAGCCTAGACAAAAAAAAACTATGCGTAGTCATGCTAAACACCATACACTTAAACACATGAGAAGTATGGCTAGAGCATTAAAGAAAGGTGCTACCTTTACATCTGCTCATAACAAAGCTATGAGGTCAGTAGGCAAATGAGTGGATATACAACAACAAGTACTTTATCTGTTTTAATGGATAAAAGACCAATGAGGAAAAGAAGAAGAAATGTCAAGAAAAAGAAAAAAAAGAAGAGTACCAAAAGATAAAAAAACAGGACTGCCTAAAAAATATTTATCTGGTTTATCTGGTAGTAAAAGATCATCTAGAGCAAGTCTGTTAAAGTCTATGTCCTCATTGTACAAATCAGGTGCTACAATTCCAAGATCAATGTTTAGAGCGAGAGTAAAATAATGGCTAAAAGAAGACCACTATCTGCAAGAGTAATTGCAACATTAAGAAATAAAGCTAAAAATAGAAAATCTGTTACACTTGGTATGCTAAAAAAAGTTTATCGTAGAGGACAAGGTGCGTATCTTTCATCAGGTTCTAGACCAAGAACATCTATGGCGGCTTGGTCTATGGGAAGAGTAAATAGTTTCTTGAGAGGTAGTCGTAAACATGATACAGATTTAAGAAGAAAAAGAAGAAAACGATAATGAAAACTAATAAAGAAAAATTTGTAGAATTAGATGGTAAAATAAAGCTAGTTAATCAAAAGCTAGATTTAGTAATTAAAAACCATTTACATCATATGAAAAAAGACATAGATCGTATTTTATATGGTCTTGGTGCAGTTGGTATTCTAGTCCTAGGTCAACTACTTTACATTTTATCGAATTAATTGTACAAGTAATACTTGTATGGGTTATAAAAAAATCTTAGTGATAAGTGATATGCATTTGCCATATCAACATAAAGATAGCATTATCTTTCTTAAAGAAATTAAAAAAGAATACAAACCAGACTACGTTGTAAATATAGGCGATCTATTAGATTTTCACGCTATCAGTATGCACTCGCATGATCCAGATCTATATTCTGCTGGACACGAACTAGATAAATCAAAAGAATACATAAAACAATTAGAAGATATATTTCCAGAAGTAACAGAGGTTGACTCAAATCATAGCAGTTTAGTTTATAGACGAGCATTAAAATTTGGTATGTCAAAAGCTTTTTTAAAACCTTATGGCGAGTTTCTTGGAACTAGAAAATGGAAATGGGTTGATGACCTAACACTTACAATGTCAAATGGACAAAGATGTTTTTTTACGCATGGTCGTTCAGCTGATATTTTAAAAGTATCGCAGACGATGGGGATGAGCGCTGTTCAGGGACATTATCACACAAAGTTTTTAATTAGCTACTGGGCAAACCCTGATAATTTGTTTTTTGCTATGAATGTAGGTTGCTTGATTAATCAAAAGTCTATGGCTTTCAACTATGCCAAGAATTTTAAAACAAGATTTATTTTGGGTTGTGGTATTATTTTAAATGGTGTACCAAGACTATTACCAATGGTTTTAAACGATAAAGGCGATTGGATTAAAAAACTAGTATGAGCAAGTCAAACAAGCTAAAAAATACCCTTTTAAAGAGCCACAGAGCCACGCAGAGCGATGATTCTGCCTTTTCCGAGCAAGTGGGTGGAGATTGGTACAAAAAGCTTAAAATCCAACCTTTAGACTATGCAATGGATAATAACCTTAATGCTTGTCAAACAAAGGTAGTTAAATACATATCAAGATATAATTTAAAACATAAAACAATCAAAGAACAGATAAAAGATTTAGATAAAGCAAAGCATGTCATTGATATGCTTATAGAAAAAATACAGGAGAAATAATATGTGGTTGAATTTATTAAGTTTAGGTGTAAAGACAGGAGCAAAGATATATCAAAACAAACAACGTACAAAACAACTAATGTCAGATGCACAAATGTTGCATGCTGAAAAAATGGCAAAGGGCGACATTGAATATAAAGCGAAAATTATTGAAAGCAACGATAATGGCTACAAGGACGAGTTTGTCCTCATTCTCATATCTATTCCTATTCTTATATTGGGTTATTCTATTTTTACTGACGATGTGGAAATACGTAATAAGCTAGAATTATTTTTTGAGTATTTTAATAAACTACCTTATTGGTATCAAGCTATTTTTATTGGAGTAGTTAGTGCGATCTATGGTCTTAAAGGTGCTGACATTATGAGAAAGAAATAGTAATATGCCTACATGGGCATTGATGCAGTTATTACAGATTTAGAACTACAATTAGAATCAAGATATAGTCCTTATGGACATTTTATTTCTTTGAGATTTATTGACACCTATCCTACATTTCCAAAAATAAATAATACATTAAATGAAATTACAAAATTTGATGATGTTAAAGTAGTTAATTACAATTATACCTATGAGGTTATTAGGGAAAATACTGACATCAAAGGACTTGAGGTCGTTAGGCATTAAATATGTGGGGATTGCTCCCCACACACACTATTAGTTTCTAGTTAACTTTTCTGTTGCTAGCTCATTAATAGATTGTTGTTTTAAATTATCACAATAACTGTGACCATTTTTAGCTTCCACTTTTGCATAAAGATATAATTTTTTCATATTAGAAAGTTCTAATTTTACTTTCTTATATCTTTCATCATTGGTTGCTTGTATTTTTGCAGAAGCTACAGATAACGAACTATTAGTTATTTTTTCATTAACTACATAATCAAATACTTCTTGTACTTGATCTTTTACATTGTCATAATTTATCTCTGCTTTTACAAATCTTTTATCTAAAGCATCAAGATAAGCTATGATTTTATGTGGATTAAACTCTTGCGGTCTAATCTCAATGTATTTAGCTAGTTTATCTTCTTCTTGCATTAACCTAACTCTTGTTCGTATTGCTCTGGGTTAAATTCAGTAGCATCACCCTGACTCCACTCTTGTTCAGATTGTGGCAACTGATCGTCCATATCATTACGAGGCTTAGGTTTATTAAATTGTGGGTTTTGTTTCGTTTTGTCATAGTATGGAAACAGCTTCCACCCTTTAGTTCTGTTATCAAAAAAACCTTTTAACACTAAGTTTTGGTTATTTAAGATAACTTTTAGAATGGTACCATCTTTTTTAGATGATAACATTTCAACAGTTCCACCATTGCTACCACTATTGTTATTGTAGCTTTTCTTTTGGTAGTTACCATTGTTATTGTACTGTGGTTTATTATATCCCATCAGATTCTCCTATTGTTATTTTTCAATACTTTCCATTTGTTCCATTAGATATTTTGCTCCAACGAAAGCATTGAATAGTTTTTTATTAAGAGGAATTTCTTTAATCTCAACTTCACTATCTTTTTTTGGTAATCTAACCACAAAAGATTTAGAAATTTTTTGATTTGTCTCTTCCTCATACGCAAATCTATAAGCATTTAACTGCAAAAAATAGTCAAATGTTATATGATTACTTGTTTTAATATCAATCAAAACAAGATTACCTTTCTTGTCTTTTACAACAAGATCAAGAGTACCAGCATAGTTATATTTCTTGCAATAGATTTTCTTTTCTATTTCTACAACTTCATACCCTTGTTTATTCCACCAATCTAAAAAAAGATTCCAGCAATTTACTACTGCTTTATCAGATTGTTTAGGAATATTTTTACCTTTTAGATAGTCCTCTATTAGACCATGCACAACACTACCTACTAATGCACCCTCATCTTTAAAAGTATCAGGTTTCTTTTTAGCAGTAGCAAATATTCGTTCTAATATTGCTCTATCTAATTGTTCGCCATTATCTAACTTTTCATTAATTAATCTTTTAACCTCGTTTAAAGGTGTAGCGACTAACCAATTAATCAGTTGTGGCTTTGGTACTCCTCTGCTACAAATTCCTGTAACAGACTCTACCTTTTTATCATTTACATAGTACATATGCTTATCATCGTTATAGCTTAAGACTATGTTATTTGCTAATGGATATTTCTTCCACATAGTTACCTCTCTAGTTTGTTTAGTTTACTAAATAAATCATTTACATTAAAATTGTAGTACTTGCTTAATGCAAATAATCTTTCAACAGATAAGTCGCCTTTTTCAAATTTGTACAATGAATAATCATTAAAACAAAACGAATTATCTTGCACAACTGACTCAACAGTTATGTTTTTCTCAAGTCTAACTAATTTAAACTTAAGACCAACTATACTTTTAAATAAATGGTATGCTCTAGCTGGATACTTTTCTTTTTCATATTCAGCAACTACACCTTTTAATAAAAGTTTAGTTTTTTCTTTTTTATCCATACATTCCTTTCTAGTTGACTACAGAATGACCACGATTTATTAAACAATTTCTGTATAACTTAGGATAATTGTACTCTGCTTTTGGACTTAACCATAAGGTAGCTGATCTAAAATAATAATTCCAGACGTACCTAGTTGATTCTAATAGCATATTAGTATTATTTTCAGCTAAAGTTTTACAATGTTGTAAATCGTTAGTTATTTCATTTGATTTACTATGATCAAATGTACCGCTACGTCCAGCAGTATCAATCACAGGTTTATACGCACAATTACTCAGGCAAATTCCTAGGAGCAATAGGTATATTATCTTTTTCATATTTCCTTTCTAGTTTGTATTCCATTTTATTTTTAGCTTTAGATGAACAAATGGAATCATATTCATCTAAAAAAGCTAAAGTGCTACCACGAGTATTTTTTATAACTCTATTGATAGCACTTATTCGTTTATCTTTCCAAGAATCTACCATAGTAAACTTCCTAGAACAAAGCCAACTACAAAGCATATCCACTCTCTACGATAGTGTAACTCTAATGCTTTCCAATCGCTTTTACTTTTACCAAATATAAGCATAAGTTCCTTTCTTGCTGGGGTTTTTACAC